AGTCGTGTTAAAGAGATGGGTGATGTTTGTCAGACAGTTACAAGTCGGTGGGGTACAGGCGGTGGTAATACTCCGTTGGTGCAACAGGCTTATAGCATTCGTGAAGATGCTAAGGCGAATAACTTTAGTGCGACTCCTTTACAAGTATCTACGGCATTAAAGGCTCTGCAGCCTAGCGTTCAATCACACCACGCACAGACCTTTATTGCTGAGGCTATTCCTATCAACGACAAGGCAACTCGTCATAGTGGTGGTGGGGATACACGGAAGAATGATGGAGCAGGTAATGGGCTTGGTGTCGGTAAAGAAGGAGACCCTAGCCCTACATTAACTCGTGGTGATAAACACGCAGTATTCCATGATATGAAGGTTCGTAAGCTAACTCCTAAAGAGTGTGAACGATTGCAAGGCTTCCCAGATGATTACACAAACATCGAATGGAGAGGGAAGGAAGAAGCCCCTGATGGACATCGTTACAAAGCTATGGGAAACTCTATGGCGGTTCCTGTAATGAAATGGATTGGAGAAAGAATAGCGAATGTCGAACTTTATTAAACATATTCCATGCGAAAAGTGTGGCTCATCAGACGCTAATGCGTTGTTTGATGATAACCATACTTACTGCTACGGATGCCTGACTTATGTTGCAGGCGATGGAGAAGTAGTTAAAGGAAAGAAAGAATCAAGACCTATGTTAGAAATTAAAGGCGAAGTAAAGTCAATTAGCGAACGAGGAATCACTCGTGATACTTGTCAGCACTTCGGTGTGACGCAAGACGCTACAACGCAATACTATCCTTATGCGAATGAGGATGGCGTTATTGTAGCGACTAAGAATCGTATCGTGGAAGGTAAGTTATTTGGTATCACAGGACAATGGAAAGACACGACTCTGTTCGGTCAGCAGTTGTTCGCTAAAGGTGGTAAGACTGTAACGCTTCACGAGGGTGAGCTAGATGCTCTAGCAGGCTTTCAGATGAGTGGTAGCAAGTACGCTAACGTCTCAGTACGTAATGGTGCTCAAGCTGCTCTAAAAGATGTTAAAGCGAACTATGAATGGTTATCTACATTCGACAATATTTACATCTGTTTTGATGCAGACGAGCCAGGACGCAAGGCTGCGAATGAGGTTGCTGAAATATTAGGCAACAAATGTAAGATTGTTAAACACGCAAGTGGCTTCAAAGATGCTTGTGATTACTTGGCAGTTGGCAAAGGTGCTGAATACATCAAGCAATGGTGGGCTGCAGAGCAGTGGACTCCTGATGGAATCATCGCAGGCTCTACGCTATGGGAAGAAGTTAATCGACCTGTGGAGAAGTCTTCGGCTATGTATCCGTGGGCAGGTGTTAATGAACTTACCTACGGCATACGCTCTGCGGAACTTATTACAGTTTGTGCAGGCTCAGGGTTAGGTAAGTCACAATTCTTGCGTGAGGTTCTATGGCACTTGATTAAGACTACTGACTCCAACATTGGCTTAATGTTTATGGAAGAATCAGTGCGTAAGACAGCACGAAGCATTATGTCTTTGCACCTGAATAAGCCACTGCACTTACCTGATACACTCGTTAGCCCTGAAGAGTTAAAGCAATCCTTTGATGCTACGATGGGAACAGATAGGCTCTTCTTGTGGGATAACTTTGGCTCTACTGATATTGACAACGTGGTAAATCGTATTCGCTACTTCGCTAAGGCAGCCGACTGCAAATACATCTTCTTAGACCATATCTCGATGATTATTTCTGCACAGTCTAATGGTGATGAGCGTAAGGCGATTGATGAGTTGATGACTAAGTTACGTATGTTAGTGCAAGAAACTGGAGTATGCCTTATTGCTGTATCACACCTTAAGCGTCCAGAAAGTAAAGGCCATGAAGAGGGTGCAGCAACATCATTGTCTCAGTTGAGAGGCTCTGCAAGTATTGCTCAGCTATCTGACATCGTGATTGGATTGGTTCGTAATGCACAGCATGAAGACCCTATCGAGCGTAATACCACACGAGTTAGTATTCTAAAGAATCGTTTCAGTGGGTTAACCAGTCCTCACTGTGCGTCACTGCTTTACAACAAAGATACTGGTCGTATGTTAGAGATTCAGGAGGAACTATAATGGAACTATATAAATTGAAGAAAGGTGATTGGTTTAAAATCACTGATAAAGAATTAAAAGTACCTGTAGCACATGATGCTGTAGACCTTGATGAGAAGTATTGGTTTGGACACATTGATGGAATGTATAGTTACTGCAAAGATAAAGACGGACAGTTATGTCACTTTGCGGCTTGGACAGAAGTGGAGAAAGTATGACTAAAAATGTATACAAATATCGGACAACGATGACCTATGTTTGCATGCTTTTTTCTTTAAATTTCATGTATTTACAAGCGTTTTTCAAAGAGGTCGCCTTTTATGAACATACGATTTTATAAGGCTCCGTGGTTTAAAGGCGAGCCACTACAGTGGAATTCGCCACGCTTTAATGGTGGTGACATGTACTATGTGTACCGATTCGGCCCAATACTATTACAGGTGAGAAAATGAACGCAAATGAACTAGCTGATGAGTTAATGAAATTTTATAACTTAGAAGAAAACACAGCACCAATTCAGATATATGACTTAGCAGCCACAATGCTACGCCAACAACAATCTGAAATAGAGTATTGGAAAGAAATGTTTGATAAAGCAATGAAAGCACAAGAAAAATGAGAGACGGTGGAAAAGGCGATAAGAAAAGACCTGTTTTTAATCAAGAACAGTTTGAAGCTAATTGGGAAAATATCTTTGGTAAAAAGCACAAGCCTGTAGTTGAGGAAGTGGATGAAGGTGTCTATCTAATAACTGCAAAGTTTGGTAAAGATGAACCGACTGATAGCAAGTAGTGGTTTCTTAGCAGGTATTTTTGTTATTATGATGATGCAACAGTGGTATAATAACAATATAGGTGACGATAGGTGCTATGAGACTTTTCAGTATGAAGCATTCTACTCTGTGAATCATGGAATAGAATATTGTTTTTATCGTAAGAGAGAATACCCATACTCAATTAAGGGTGGGGTCATAGGAGTTAAATGAAGACGTTAGTATTAGACATCGAGACCAACTTAGCACACGATACAATTTGGTGCTGTGTAACTCTACATCGAGAGACTAATGACATTACTGTATGGCGTTCTGCACAAGGCTTAAAGGAATATTTAAACAATGCTACATCTATCATTTTCCACAATGGACTTTCTTTTGATGCTCCTTTGCTTAATCGCTTATGGGGAACACAAATCAGGAAATCCCAATGCCAAGATACTCTTTTGCTTTCTCGCCTTTCTGATTCTGCTAGAGATGGTGGGCATTCCTTAGAAGCCTGGGGTAAGACTTTAGGTTTTGAGAAGATTGACTTCTCAGACTATGATGGTGGATTGACTGAAGAGATGGTAACGTATTGCATTCGAGATGTGGAGCTTACGTCTAAAGTTTATGACATCTTGGTCGATGAAGTTATTAAGAATAAGATTAGTCCTGAAGCTGTGAAATTGGAGTATGAAGTACAAGTTATCTTATCGGAGATGGAGCGTAATGGATTCAAACTCGATGTACCCTATGCACAGACGCTGCTCTGTCAGATTAAGACAGAGATGGCAGAGATTGAAGAGTCCCTCCAAGCCATATTTCCCCCAATTATTACGGAACGAGTCTCTGAAAAGACTGGGAAAAGGCTTAAGGACGATATTGAAGTATTTAATGTTGGGTCACGTCAGCAGATTGCAAAACGTCTTACGTCTAAGGGTTGGAAACCAACCAAGACTACGGAGAAGGGGCAAATTATTGTCGATGAAGCGGTACTTAATGAAGTATCACTTGTCGAAGCCAAGCCTATAGCACGTTATCTTACGTTACAAAAGAGAGAATCACAGTTAGATTCATGGTTAGAAAAACTAGGAGAGGATGGTAGAGTTCATGGTAAAGTCATTGGCTTTGGTGCTGTTACTGGTAGAGCTACTCATAGTAGCCCTAATATGGCACAAGTCCCTGCGACTAGGGCAGTGTTGGGAACAGAGTTTCGGTCATGCTGGACGGTTGAAAGCGGAAACGTATTGGTGGGTGTCGATCTTAGCGGTATTGAGCTTCGATGCTTTGCTCATTACCTTAATGATCAGGAATATATAGATGAAACAGTTAACGGTGATGTCCACACGAGAAATCAGCAGGCGTTCGGGGTTGAGACCAGAGACCTTGCGAAGACTGTCCTTTATGCGACTTTGTACGGAGCTTCCGCAACCAAGATCGGTAAAGTTATTGGTGATACTCCGAAGCGTGGAGCCGAGATTATTGGCAATTTCAGTAAAGCAATACCAGCGTATGCTAAGCTTAAAGCCAAAGTTGAGAGGTTTGCTGAAAAAGGAACACTACCTGGGCTTGGCGGTTATCAGCTTAAGGTCAGGTCGAGTCATTCGTCGCTTAACACGTTACTTCAAAGTGCAGGGGCTATCATCAGTAAACAGTGGCTTGTTCAAATCACAAAGAACCTTCGAGCCAAAAAGATTCCGTACAAGCTTGTCGCATGGGTTCACGACGAAGTTCAACTCGAAACTCCTCGTGAATACGGAGATATTGTAGGGAAAGTGGTTGTTCACTCTGCTGCTGAGGCAGGTGAAATATTGCAGTTCCGTTGTCCAGTCGGGGCTGAATATGGTGTGGCAGAAAACTGGGCAGGAAGCCACTAATTGTGGTATAATAGTAGTTCGCAGTTAACTAAATTAAGAGGAATCAACATTATGAGTACAGGTAAATCAGTAGCAGTTCAGGCAGATGTTTTTTGGGCATGTACACAAACTCCTAATCCTACTTCGGATAAAGAGCAGTACACCATTAACCTAGCGAACTTGTCAGATAAGGCAGTAAAAGCATTAGAAGAGTTAGGCATTACAGTTCACAGCAATGCAGAGAAGCGTCCTGATGAAGGTCAATACATTACTTGTAAGAGTAACTACAAGATTGATGCTTTTGATGTCGATGGAAAAACAATCTCTACAGATAAGAAGATTGGTAATGGCACTAAAGCCACTGCAATCGTGTCTTCTTATGAGTGGACTTACCGTGGTAAAAAAGGTGTTAGCCCTTCGTTGAAAAAGTTGACAATCACTAATCTGATTGAATACAAAGGTGCTAATGTAGAAGAACTGGACGACGTTCTCTAATGGCTCACATCCTTATTGATGGCGATATCATCGGATACCGAATCGGTTTCTCGACTGAAGAGGAAAACGAGAAAATCGTCATCTCTAGGGTTGCGACATTTATTGAAACAATGCTTTGGGAGGATCTCGAAGCTGAGACCTACCAAGGCTACTTAACTGGTAAAGAGAACTTCCGTTATGACATCGCAAGAACTGCTCCGTATAAGGGAAATCGCACTGCTCCTAAGCCTAAGCACCTCCAGCTTATTCGAGACTATCTTGTCTCTGCCTGGGACTTCCAAGTCTCTGTCGGGCAAGAAGCGGATGATTCGATTGCGATAGAACACACGGCAAGAAACCATGAGAGCATCATTGCTAGTATTGATAAAGACTTCCTACAGCTTCGTGGTAATCATTGGAACTTTGTCAAGAAAGAAATGACTTTTGTAACAGAAGAAGAAGCAATTAAAAACTTTTATAGACAGGTACTTACAGGTGACAGAGTTGATAACATCATTGGCCTCAAAGGTATCGGCCCTGTTAAGGCTGACAAAATCCTCTCCGAACGTGATAGTGCAGCAGAAATGTATACTGCTTGTGTCGAAGCTTACAACGGAGAAGAAGAACGAGTCATTGAAAACTGCAGATTGCTATGGCTTAGAAGAGAAGCCGACCAACTCTGGGAACCACCCACCAAAGGGTTATAAATGATTCTACTACTAACTAACCACGGTCACTCAGACGAAAGGTTTAATGAATATGTTCAACGAGCTTCTCAGTTTTATGCTGAGCAATTATTCCCTAAACAACTTCTCAGACATATTGTGGTATCTATTAAGTTTAATAAGCATTTGGATGCTTTTGGATACAGTAGTATTGAGAAAAGAAACACAAAAGGAAAAGCTAGGGAATTCTTAATTGAGTTACATCCCTACATTACAGGTAAAGAAATCTTAAAAACACTTGCACACGAGTTTGTGCATGTTAAACAGTATGTATACGAGGAATTAAATGAAGAGCAAACACAATGGCAAGGTCAACCCTTCGATAGTGACGCAGTGGACTATTATGAATTGCCTTGGGAAATCGAAGCCTACGGAAGAGAAGCAGGGCTTTGGAATAACTTTGCTAAAAAAGAGTCTCTTTGGAATGTCCTTGAAGGTGTCAACAATCCTGACACCCCTGTCCAACCTGTTTCGATAGGCTGGAAAGATGAAGACAAGTTCAGCAAAGCAAAAAGGCCGACTGTTGCAGCAAGCAGTGAGGGACAAGATACTAGAAAAGTTTCCTCATCTGACGGACAGGGACGTAAGAAGCACGAGCATGGGAGCACAAGGGGAGGACGTACAACTCTCAGAGAGTGGCTTAAAAGCTTTTCCTTTCTCGATTGAGTGCAAAAACCTAGCAAAGATAGCAGTATATAAGTTTTATGAGCAAGCAACAACACATGGTAGTGCAGAGCCTTTAGTAGTAATCAAACAGAACAGAAGTAAACCTTTAGCCATAGTAGATTTAGAACACTTTATTGATTTAGTAGCAGAGATAAATAATTTAAAGATATGGTGCGGTAAGCAGTTATGTGTAATTGAAAGTCAAGAAAAACAATTAAAGGAAAAGAAATGAAAGACAGATTTGATTTAGAGAATGACATTATGAATGTGTGGGCTACTAAGGATCACCTAGATAAGATTATTTGGAGAATGATGGATCATCCTGAAGTACTGTCTGAAGATCAAGTATGGAATCATCTAGAGTCTGTTAAGCAGAGTATTGACTTACATTGTGAAGCGTTGATGGATACATATTGTCAAGTATTCCAATTAAATGAATATGCCACAGCAGAGATGAAAGCACTTCGTGAGCAGGTGTTAAATGGTTTAACTAAAAAAGCTGACAAAGAAGATGCAGACAAAGCTTGGAAAGAAATCTATGCTTGCAAGACACCATGCGGTGATATTGACTGCTTAGAAAGCTGTGCTAATGTCGCTAAAGTTCCAAGTTTCCCTGTAAAAAGCAAAAAAGCTAAAAAACAGGGAAAAACTAAATGAAAATTCTATTACTTGATATAGAGTCATCGCCTAATGTGGCACACGTCTGGGGCTTATGGCAACAGAATGTTGGAATCAATCAACTAATGGAATCTTCGTATGTACTTTGTTGGGCTGCTAAGTGGCTCGGTGAAGATGAAATCATATTTGATTCTGTACACCAATCTAAACCTAAAAAGATGCTGAAGGGAATCTATGACCTCCTCAATGATGCAGACGCAGTCATTCATTATAATGGTACTAAGTTTGATATTCCTACTCTTAACAAGGAATTCTTACTACATAATTATGCTCCACCATCGCCTTATAAACAGATTGATCTTCTCCGTGTTGCTCGTAGCCAGTTCCGTTTTCCTAGCAATAAGTTGGACTACGTAGCTCAGCGTTTAGGACTAGGTAAAAAGCAAGAACACGAAGGACATGACCTATGGGTCAAGTGCATGAATGGAGACAAAGATGCTTGGAAACGTATGGAATCGTATAATATTCAAGATGTCGTTTTGCTTGAATCTCTTTATTGCCGTCTTCTTCCATGGATCAAATCTCATCCTAATCATAATCTTTATACCGATAATCGTGTGTGCCCCACCTGTTCTGGGAATAGATTACAAAAGCGTGGCACTGCTATCTCGGCTACTGGAAGGTATCAACGGTATCAGTGCAGCGATTGCGGAAGCTGGTCTCAGGGTACAAAAGCAGTCAAACCATCCGTTGAAGTGAAAGGGCTATCATAATGGGTCAATGTAGTAAGCATGGGGAATATCACACAATGTGTGTTCCTTGTTCTTTAACTCAGTATAGGCACGATACTCTTTATGGTGTAGGGCCTTCTGATTCGTACTATCCTCCAGGTGCTACAAAGGATATGGTGAACTCTCCTGACCACTACACTCAAGGAAATATTGAATGTATTGATGCTATTGAAGAAGTAGTAAAGCATTTAGATGGTATGGAAGCAATGTGTACAGGCAACGCTATTAAGTATCTATGGCGATGGAGACACAAGAACGGTGCAGAAGATTTAAAGAAAGCAGTGTGGTATATCCAAAGGATGATTGATGAGCTTGACTCTAAGTGATATAATCTATCGTCTGAAGCAATTAGACGAAATGGATGTGACAGATATTCTTGGTTTAACTACTGAGGATATCTGTGAAAGATTTCTAGATGTAATAGAAGATAAAGCAGATGTATTAGAACAACTACTAAAGGACGACGATGACAACTAAAAAGCCGTTACATGATATGGGAGAGCCTATCAAAGACGAGATTCCTGGTCTACGAGATTTCTTTGCTACTTCAGTACTTTCAGGAGCAATAGACTCTGCTGGAGTACCTGAATCAAATGTAGAAGAATATTGTGAATTTATTGCTATCTTTTGCTACAAGATGGCAGATGCAATGATGACAGAAAAGTATAAGAAAAACACACGACACTAAGGATAAAGATGTACAACACACCGTTTAGCACAGTAGGGTATATTACCTACAAAAGAACTTATGCACGTCGCTTAGACGAGGCAGACATTACTAGCAAGACAGAAGAGTTTCCACAGACAGTAGAAAGAGTTATTAAAGCAACAAACACTCAATTAGGTTGTAACTTTACAGAAACAGAGCAAGAACGTTTACGAAAGTATTTAACAGAACTCAAAGGAACTGTAGCAGGTCGTTTCCTTTGGCAGCTAGGGACAGACACTGTAGGCAAGCTAGGCTTAGCTTCATTACAAAACTGTGCCTTCACTGTAATTGATGAACCTGTTCGTCCCTTTACCTGGGCTATGGACTTACTTATGTTAGGTTCTGGCGTTGGTTATAACATTCAAAGGAAAAACGTTGACAAACTTCCTGAAGTCAATCCTAATTTTATTGCCCCTACTCGTTTGGATACTGCTGATGCGGACTTTATTGTTCCTGATTCAAGGGAAGGGTGGGTCTCGCTCCTCGGGAAGACGCTCAAAGCGGCCTTTCTAAGTGTTAAAGAACCTACTTTTACCTATAGTACTGTCCTTGTACGTGGTCGTGGTGCTGTCATCAAGGGATTTGGAGGCACTGCATCAGGCCCTGAAGACCTTTGCGAGGGTATTGCTAAGGTAAGTACCATCTTAG